TTGTCATGTCCCTTGTCTCTTTTCCGTCAGCGGTATCCTCAACTTCCTTGGTAGTACTCAACATACCCAAAGAGTCAAGACAGAGAAACAAAGGCTTTCGATCCGATTCGTTCTGTGCGAGATACTGTTCCAACACCTTGAGTGCTTGAGTGCGAAACTCCTGTACAGTTGTTACTGGGAAAATCACCATACGCTTCGTATCAATACCACGATCAATGACCATCTGCTTCGTAATCGCAGATTCACTCTCAAAGTAAATTACACCTGCATTCGGATTACTGTCAAGAAAGTTCTTCACAATGCCCATAAGGAAATACGTCTTACCTGTGGCACTCTCCCCGGCAAATGCTGTAATCTTATTCGCAGGAAGTCCACCATTCAAGTCTCCACTCAATAGACCATTCAGTATATATGAACCTGTATCAATGAATGTGGATACATCTCCAGCTTCCACACCATCATCTACAATAGAGGCATACTCGTTACCTACCTCTTTTACAATACTTCTCAAAAAATCACTCAAATACTTTCTCCTTATAATAACATAGACTATAACACAATGTACTGGTTAAGTCAAGACCTTTTTGCCAGTTTTTGCCGGCCGGGCCTATCGAGCCATAAGATAGACCACTCCACCCAATACAATAATATCTGCACAAATGCTCCATGCGATATATGCACGTAATGCCCACTTGGTAATCGGATTAGAATACTTTTTAAACATAACGAAAACTCCTATAGCCCTTCTTTACCATACACATGATACTTTACTAACTTTGTCTCTATTTTTCTACGTTCTTTTGCATAGTATGCTTCATTCTCCATAAAGAACAAACGCTTCTTAGATAGAAGAAGAAGGGGCTTATCTTTATATAGTATATCGTATTTTAAAAGTGTTGAAGACATTAAAAATTCTTTCATAATAAGGGAAGTTCATTTAAATGTTGCTCAGTTCTGACGGCCACCAAGTTGTAAAAAATAGTTGTAGGGAACCTAACATCCTGTATAGATTAGATTTAGTTGCCCAGTTTAAAGGGCCCCATACTTTTAAAAGAGAGGGGTCAACTTGAACCCCCACACGTTATATAACGATCTTTCACTGTGGGCCAACCAACCTTAATGACCCTCTCTTTAAAAGACCCCATCAAGGAACCCCAGCATAGGGCCCTTGATGAGTGGCTCAGATTTGGTAGAACTTAACACCAGAGAGTTTCTTGGTCACACTCACAACGACAGGTTCGTGCCTTATTCGAGGTAGGTCAACCTAAGATCATAAACCCAACGATCATTCCCCGCCTTAGTCTGCCATCTAGAACGTACCTAGTATGGTCTTACATGAGCTGCGTCCCTCTCGCCGTACCTCTGGAGGGGAAGTATAATTCTCCAGAAGTAATCCGTATCACCCCCCGACCCCGATAGCTTTCACCTCATACAGACAGAGCCTACTCACGGTTTAACTGGGGTTTACACTATTACCAAATCATTCATATCTCCTGTCTCTCTCTCAGTATATCTAATAATACCATAACGAAAACAATTTGTCAAGTAAAAACTTTCATTCACTGCAAGATTTACGGTGAATACTGTGGCTATTCACTGCACACTGTACGAACCAACAAAGCCATCCTCAACGGCAGACTCTTCAATAAAGAACACATCACCATAAGAAACTTTTAACTTCTTAGATTCTTCGAAGGCTTCTTCAAAGGTTTCACAGACATTCATAACTATAGGATATCCATCATTATATCTTATTACTAAAAATGCCATCGTCTTTCCTATTTGAAATAGTAGTTCATTCTGCCTACTGCATAGCCCAACCAATACGAAACTCTTTTAGGTAGATACTTTATCATTGACTCTTATTCCTTAACCACTCTACATACTTAATATAACAGCCTGTCAAGGGTTTGTCAAGTACTTTCTGCATTTATTTAGAGTTTTTTTGATATATTTTTGGTGTGTGTGTTGGCGGAGCTGATAGATTGCAGACTTTAATCACCACAACTCTACCTTTTTTCTTACCTTTTTAACTAGTCCCTTATTTTGGGTATTCATGGGATTTTGTGGGAGATTCTTCCGATTACTCCCCTTTCCCCTACTCGGATACATATACTCAAGGTCCTTATTGACCTTTTTCATATGCTCCATATACCCTTTTGTGACCATTTCGTTATTCAACCTCATTCATTATCATGGAGCAAACCTCTAATAGTTCTTCTCTTGTTAATCGTTTTTCAATCGTTTTCTTCATGGTATATGCCCATGAACGAGTACGATTCAATGATCGAGCAATCTCACTGTCCAGACCTCTACCCTCTATAGGAGTATCAATTACAGCACGTAAATACCTTAACATAGAAGGTGATAACTTCTCTGTTGTTTTACGATCTTCAACTTTTCTTGGCATTGTCATACGATTTCTCACTATAGGTGTTTCCAATTATGCATACCACTTGGCCCACATTTCACTCGTAAGAACGGTCACAGGAATATTAAATTCCATATCCCAAACAACGAATACAGTCTTTGTATCCATTATCCGAATCTTGAAAATTTCTTTGAAGCCCTTTCCCCCTTTGACATTCTTACCCATCTTGGGGGCATTTACCATGGCGAAAACAACCTCATTTTTGAAGTCTACCATACCGTATTTCTTGGATTTGTGCAGAAAATCTTCAGTCTTGAACCGTTCATTGAACCGTTTGACAACGTGATATATGCAATTTTCTTCGTAGGTTTTCATCGGCATACTCCTTTCTTTCCCGATTATTACTAATAATACCATGCGAAAGAGAGTTTGTCAATAAAAATCTTTTTTTTAAGTTATTGATTTATAAGGAGAAAAAATTATTTTCGATATGCAAGATGCTTCTTTAGTTCCTCGTATCCACCTATATGATGGCCATTATCCGTATAGATTTGTGGTACTGTTCTTAATCCTGTTTTTTCCTTGAAGTCTTTCTTCTTTTCGGGTGTGTCCAGCATAATGTTTATGTACTCGCAGTTGTTCTCATTAAGTAGGTTCTTTGCACTTGTACAGAAATCGCAGTGCATTGTTGTATAGATTGTGAACATATTAGTGTATTACCTTGTTACCTTTGTGTAAAAATGAATTTCTATTCGTCTGTTGGCGTCTTATTTGTGGTATTGTTTCTACAACAACATCCAGTAGAGAATGTATGTCTTCGTCAGTTAATCGACTCAGATACAGTTCCATAGTAGCTCTCATCATAACTCCGCCCATCATGATAGGGTCTTGATACTCGTTATGTTTATCAATTAACCATGAAGAACACTCTTCTGAAAAGCGCTCTAATTCATCTTTATCCTTTTGATTCATTCATATTTCCTTATTGTTGCATTAGTTCATAATCAATAGGAGGTTTATCATCGTATTGTTTATGGCCACAATGAGGACACCACATTCTCTTCGGCGTCCAGCCTTCCTTATCCAATGCAACACTCCACCAGAGTTTACATTTCTCACAAGTGAAATGATATAGATATTCTACATATGACATCACACCTTCCACCCTTCTCCAAAGTCTGTCTTATCAAAAATAGCTTCAACAAATTTATCATCCGCACTCGTAGATTGTCCACTATCCACGATGTTCTGTTCACTCATTTTAACGTCAAATAGTCTCATTTTTGCACGATCAATGCCAATTACGAACCGTTTATTCATCGTTGGATCGTTGTATCTATTCTTGAGTTGTTTGACTGCGATCTGATTGAGTTCGTCAAGTTCCTCGTTAGAAATGAGTGCAAACATGAGATCAGCAGTTGCAGGCAGGCCAAAACTTTCAGATGTGTCTTCAAGACCAATATCCGTAGAAACGAAACCTGATCTAGTGGTTTGTGTTGCTGACATAATCGGAAGATTTGTCTCAACTGCCAATCCTCTAAGTTCTTCTGCAATTGACTTAATGTACATATAAGAGTTGACATTGGTTGCTCCTTTAAACCGACTTGACGCACATATATTCAGATAATCAATAAAGATAATATCTGGTTTAAAACTCTTCTTGATTGCAAGTTCCTTAATTAATCCTCTAAAGTGTGCAGCATGAGCAGATGCAGTTGGATACTCTTTCACGATCAGCTTTCCACTGGTATTCTTAATAATCTTCTCTATCTTACTTTCAAACATCTGCTTGGGAAGGTCATGTAAATCTTCCATAGAGATGTTCATTAGGTTTGCATCAATACGTTCTGCGATACGTTCTTCCGCCATCTCTAGTGTAATGTATAGAACATTCTTACCTTGAGACAGACAGTTTGCAGCCACGTGGCACATAAACAAACTCTTTCCGACACCTGTACCAGCAAGTGCAATGTTCAGTGTTTTTGGGGGTAATCCACCCTTGGTTATTCGATTAAAGAAGTCCAGATCAAATGGAATCTTCTCCTCTATCGTGTGATAATACTCATATCTGGAGTCTGAATCCAACAGATAGTCGTGACCAATGTGATTATCAAAACCCACAGCCAGGGCATCTGTGAGAATGCTCGGTATAGCTCCTGCATCTCTATCTCTATCCTTTCCTTCAATAATTCCAATTCCTTCAACAATCGCATTATATACCGCCTTATCCTTACAAAATTTTTCAGTTGTATCTACGAGCCAGTCAAAGTCTACATCCGTAGATTTTAATGTCTTAATGACTTCGACAACCTTTCCATATTCCGTTTCGTTCAAATCTCTACGATCTTGAACCTCAATCTCTAGTGATGTTTGTGTTGGTATTTTATTATATTTGTCAACAAACTTGGTGATCTCTTCAAATATAGTACGCTCTATTTTATCAGAGAAATAGTCTTTCTTTATAAAAGGTAGCACTTTCCGAGCATATTGTTCATTCGTTACAAGTTGTGTTAGTGCTGTTCTTTCAATCGTTGTATTCAAGATTGTCTGCCTCCAGTTGTTCATCTAGTATCTCCACCAGAATATCCCCTAGTGTGTTCTTAAATTCTACTGATGATTCTAAATCTTCTTGATTGTGACCGCTATGGTCTATGATGTTGTACTTAAAAGACAAGGGCATATTACCGTTCTCATCTTCACTCTCAGCCACGGATACCTTTCCATACTGATAAATGATACCCTCATACTTACCATCTTTAATCATGACAGAGGCCCAATCATCGTCACTTTTTGATACAAATGTATAATTCTTTGTCATATATCATTCTCCTAATATATTATTAATAATACACCAACAAGGTATTTAAGTCAATACCCCTTACAGTATTTGCCATACATCTATACACACCTCTATGACATGAAGTGTTATTTCTATTGTAAGCAGTCCTATGATTATTTTATATAGTGTTTTTTGATCCATGCCAATCATATATAATTTGTTTCCACATTATTACCATAGTCAAATGTTCCACTATAATTCTCTAGTGTTACTTCCATGTCTGCGGCTTTGTCACCATCTGCATCTATCTGTAGAAGTTTGGTGTTTGTGTTATATACCACCTCATGTGTACTTGTATTTCCTGTAAAAGATGGTACGATGTTGAATGTTGTTGTAATATTACTTATATCAATTTTATCGTTAGTCTCATCATAGTCTTTGATGGTATCACCAGCACCAGCAGGAGAATCTGAAAGGGATTTATAAATATATACATCACTACCACTTCCACCCTTCAATGTATCTGCACCAGCACCACCGTACAACGTATCATCACCATATAATCCAAATAATGTATCGTTGCCATCTAGACCTTCAAGAGTATCGTTGTTGGCCGTACCAGCGACAATATCGTTGTTATTTGTACCCTGTATGGTGCTGTAACCGTCTGTGATGAACGATGCTGCAAATTGTAGTATATTGGGTGCATATATGTCTTTGAAATTGGGCATTGCTCCTCCAAGATAATAATCAAGAGGAATAGACGAATATATGACTGCACCAGCTCCATACTTGTATGCAAAATCGACTATCTCATCTCCATCACTGGTGGATAGTAATGCAAGGGAATCATTCGGTAATGTGTCTTTCTTAGTGTATCCATGATTAGAACTGTTTCCACCATCTATTGAAGTGTCCGTAAGTAGACCACCTGGCCCTTCTCCGACCACTGTATTCTCATCGACTACATCTATTGCTCGACTGTTCGTAAACTTACGTACTATGTCTGCGGGTTCCTCTCCGAATAGAATGTTCTCTGCATTACCTACTTGTCGATCATGGATCACAAGTATCATACCCTCATCAACACGTTCCTTGATACGGTCTATCGCATTGGTATATTCACTACCATGAGAACCATTGGATGGATTGATTGCCCAGAGTATATCCACACTTGCAAGTTCTGTCTCCGAAAGAGTTGTCATCTTAACCGCACTGTGTCCAGCGTCCTCTATCGGTGCAACTTGTTTGGAGAGTCCTTGACCATTTGACATAGAATAGTATCCTATACTTAAAGCTGCATTTATAGTGTCACCTGTTCCACCAACTCCCAATAGATTTGGTTGTGGTTCTACAGTTTCTTCTTCAACTTCCTCCTCAACCACTTCTTCAATGACCTCAATATATACTGGTCTGGCCATTGCCATAAACTTTGGTCTTTCTATAATCTCTGGTTCATTGTAAACTATTTCTACCACTGGTTCTACATAGTGTTCAACTACATTATGAACTACCATTTCTGGTGCTGGTGCAACAAATACAATGTCTGGTACGATAGGTGCAATTGGAATAGGTTTGGGGGCTTCCATAACAGGTTTGGGTTGTTCTACTATTGGTTCTGGTGCAACCTCAACAACCTGTTCTGGTTTTGCCTCTATAACCTCTACAACTTGTTCTGGTTTAACTTCTTCTATTACCTCGACAGGGGCCTCTTCCACTACAACTTCTTCTGGTGGTTTTTCACCTTCTGGTGGGCCCTCTTCCAACATAACCTCATCTGGTGGTTTCTCTCCCTCACCTTCTAATAGTTCTGGCTCACCTTCCTCTAGAAGTTCTTCACCTGGGCCTTCGGGTGCAACGTCTTGAGGGGCATCTCC